AAAGTGGGAAGCACAAAACCGCTAAACAATTTTTAAAGGATTTTTTTCATGTCTAATAGTATCTTAACGATCGACATGATCACCCGCAAAGCTCTCGAGATTCTCGAGAACAATCTGGTGCTCACCCGTAACGTGAACCGTCAGTACGACGACAGCTTTGCTGTCGAAGGTGCAAAGATTGGTTCCACACTGCGTATTCGCTTACCCGACCGCGCTTTGGTAACCGACGGTGCCGCCTTGCAAGTTCAAGACGACAACGAACAGTTCACCACTTTGGCTGTCTCTACCCAAAAGCACATTGGTGTCAACTTTACATCTGCTGAATTGACCATGCAATTGGACGACTTCGCAGAACGTGTGTTGAAGCCTCGTATCAGCCAGTTGGCCTCCAGCATTGATGCTGACGTTGCCAATGCGTACAAAACCATCGGTAACACTGTTGGTACACCTGGCACCACTCCAGCTACTAGCTTGGTCTTGTTGCAAGCCCAGCAGAAGCTGAATGAGAACGCTGCCGTGATGACACCACGTTACGCTACTGTCAACCCTGCCGCTAACGCTGGTTTGGTTGAAGGCATGAAAGGCTTGTTTAACCCCACCGACACCATCAGCAAGCAGTTTAAGAACGGCATGATGGGCACTGGCGTGTTGGGCTTTGACGAGATCAATATGTCTCAGTCAATTAAGCAACACACTACTGGCACCCGCATTGCTACCGGCAATACCACTGGCGCTGCTGTGACAACTGAAGGTTCTTCTACCCTGACATTGACTGTTGGCTCTGGTGAACTGATTGCTGTTGGTGACGTGTTTACGATTGCTGATGTTTACGCTGTAAACCCACAAACCCGTGAATCCACAGGCGCGTTGTTCCAGTTTGTGGCCTTGGCGTCTTCGACCTCTACCACAACTGCTACCGTGACTGTAGCGCCTATGTACTCAGCAGCTCACGCTTTGGCTACCATGTTGACTTTGCCTGCTACTGGCAAAGCCGTCGTGTTTGTCGGAACTGCCAGCACTCAGTATCCCCAAAACTTGGTTTACCACAAAGATGCGATCACTTTTGCGACCGCCGATTTGCTGTTGCCCCAAGGCGTCGATATGGCTGCTCGCGCAGTACACAACGGCATCTCTTTGCGTATTGTTCGTCAATATGACATCAACAATGACCGTATGCCTTGCCGTATTGACGTTCTTTATGGCTTCAGCACAATTCGTCCACAGATGGCCTGCCGCATCTGGGGTTGATCAAAAACTTTTTTAAAGGAAAATTATCATGGCATTATCTAATGGCACAGGTGGTTACCAACTTGGTGACGGCAACCTGACAGAAGCAGTAATGGGCGTACAAACTATTCCCGCTACCTTGACAGCAGACACCACGTTGACTGCTGCCCAAGTAGTAGTTGGTTTGGTTGTTTGCAAAAAAGCAAGTGACGCAACTTTGACCGTAACATTGCCCACTGCAACTTTGTTGGACGTTGCTGTTCCAAGCGCAAAAGTTGGTTCATCTTTTGAACTAACTATTTGCAATGACAACAACACCGGCTCCTCGTCTACCGTTCCTGTCACAACAGGCACTGGTATCACAATTTTTGGTTCCGTGACCGTAGGCCGTTTCAGCGCACACACCTACCGTTTTGTGAAAACAGGCGACGCAGCTTACTCTGCGTTTTTGCTGTAAATCTAAATAGGGGCTTTGGCCCCTGTTTTTAAAGGAAAAATCATGCCAAATACAAAAGCTGTAGGCGTCGCGTTTGAAGACGCGCAATTGGATGGTGCGGTTATGGGCAAAACTGGAGGAACTGCTGGTTTCTACGGTGCTACTCCAACAACTAAGCCTGCGGCCAACACTGCTGCCTTAACTACAATCACGTCTACTGCACCTGGTACGGCGGACTTTGCAATTCAAGACTTGACTCAAACAACCCCATTTGGTTTTGTTACCAAAGATGAGGGTAATTCAGTGTTGGCGGTGGTTGCAAATTTGCAAGCCCGCGTAACGCAATTAGAAACTAAACTTCAAACTCTTGGTTTGTTGTCTTAAACCAACAGGGGGCTAATCACCCCCTTCTTTTTATGCCCGTTATTTATATGTCTCACCCTGTTCACGGGGCAAAGGTTGCCACCATGGAACTTGAAGCCGTTTATGATGAAACAAATGGCTGGACAAGGTATACTTTGGACACGCCTGTTGAGGCGGCTCCTGTTGCAAACGAATTGGAAGTTAAACGTCGTCGTGGCCGACCCAGTTTAGAGGCGGCAGAACAAGGAGCGTAATATGGCCATTTACACCGCTGGCGATCAAATAAACCGTGCATTGCGATTGCTTGGCGTATTGGCTGAAGGCGAGACAACTTCCGCGTCTGTTTCTGAAGATTCGCTGATGGCGCTCAATCAAATGATTGACTCGTGGAACACCGAGCGATTGTCTGTTTTTAGCACCCAAGATCAGATATTTACTTGGCCTGCCGGTCAAATTACACGCACCCTTGGCCCATCGGGAAACTTTGTAGGCAACCGCCCTGTGTTGCTGGATGATGCTACTTACTACCGCGATGCGGGCACTAATGTGTCTTATGGCATCAAGTTTATCAACCAACAGCAGTACGACGGCATTGCTGTTAAGACGGTGACATCAACGTATCCACAGGTCATTTTTGTCAACATGACCTACCCTGACGTTACGATGACCGTTTATCCCAAGCCCACAAGGGATTTGGAATGGCACTTTATTTCTGTTGAAGAGCTGACCCAGCCTGCTAACTTGGCAACAAATATTTTGTTCCCACCAGGTTACTTGCGAGCTTTCACTTACAACTTGGCTATGGAAATTGCACCTGAATTTGGTGTAGAACCTAGCCCCCAAGTGCAGCGCATTGCAATGACTTCCAAGCGCAATCTGAAGCGCATCAACAATCCTGACGACATTATGTCTATGCCTTACGCTATCGTGTCATCCCGTCAACGCTTTAACATTTTTGCAGGAAACTACTAACATGGCCACCATCGCAATCACAGCTCTTCCCGCAGCCACTGCTGCGGTTACAACCGACGTTTTGCCCATTGTCCAAGGGGGCACAACAAAACAAGTCACTAACGCACTGCTATTTACTAGCCCCACGTTGGTCACGCCTACTCTAGGAACCGTTGCTAGCGGCAACATCAGTGCTTGTACGAGCACAAGTATGGTGTTGACTACGCCTGTAATCGGTGCTGCTACGGGTACAAGCTTGATAGCCACAGGCACAATTATCTCAACTGGAACGGCTGGCGTGGGTTATGCCACGGGCGCAGGCGGCGCGGTTACGCAAATAACAAGCCGCACTACGAGCGTAACACTTAACAAAACTGCTGGCGCAATTACGTTAGTTAGCGCAGCGGGTTCGGCTACTGCTGCAACTTTTACTGTGACCAACAGCACAGTGGCTGCAACCGATGTGATTATCCTTAACCAAAAGTCAGGCACTGACTTGTATGACTTGTTGGTCACTGCTGTGGCTGCGGGAAGTTTTAACATCACATTTCGCACTACTGGCGGCACGACCACAGAAACACCCGTATTTAACTTTGCGGTTATCAAAGCAGTTGCTGCCTAATGAAAACGCCGATTCTTGGGTCGGCGTATGTTGCCCGCAGTATCAACGCTGCGGACAACCGCATGGTCAATCTGTTCCCTGAAGTGATTCCAGAAGGTGGCAAGGAGCCTGGGTTTCTTAACCGCGCCCCTGGCCTTAACTTTCTGCAAACGGTAGGCACTGGCCCGATTCGCGCTCTGTGGGCGCATCAGACCAATGGCAGTGACTTCTTTGTTGTGTCGGGTAATCAGTTCTTTAAACTGACTGGCTTGAACGCCACCCCTACGCTGTTGGGCACCGTGACTGGCACAGGCCCCGTGTCTATTGCCGACAATGGAACGCAGATCTTTTTGGCCTGCAATCCTGATGGTTTTATCTACAACGAAGTCACCAACGTATTTGCCCAGATCACAGACCCTGACTTTGCCGGCGCGGTAACAGTGGCGTACCTTGACGGCTACTTTGTTTTCAACCAACCTAACAGTCAAATCCTTTGGGTGACGCAATTGCTT